TAATATTATGGAAAGTGCATGGGACCTATTTTTACAAGGATTTCAAACAGGACAAAGTCTTGTAGAAAAATCTCAAGCTAAAAAGAGCCAGCAAGAAATGTTAGCTCTTATGAAAGCAGCTAATACAGGAGATACAACTCAACCTCCTACATCTGATTCAGGTACACCTCCAGCAAGTACAGTTTATACTCCTGCTGGACAACCTTCAGATCAAGCTAAACCTACAGATCAAACTCAAGCTAAACCTGTTCCAGGTGGTACTGACTTTTGGAAAGGACAAGCTCCTACTGATGCTCAAAGAACAGATATGGCTGCTGGTAAGGATTTAACTCAAGGTATGTCTCCAACAATGGCACCTCAAGTTCAACCTACACAACAAGCAACTACTCCTCATGAAGATTGGTTAAATGCACATCAAAAGGTACAAGACTATTCTACACAGATTGCTTCTATTGATAAAAAACTTACTTTAGCTTCTACTATACAAAGTAAAGCAAATACTTTAGATCAATTTAACTTTGCTGATAAACTTAAAAAGGATGCTCTAACTGAAAAGACAAGTCTTTTAAATCAACAAAAAGAACAACAATCTATTATTGAAAAACAAAATGAACAATATGCTGGTATATTAACTAACATTAATAGCCAACAAGATTTAAACATTGCTAAGATGCAATTACAAAAGAATGGAGTACAATTACCTGCTTCTATTCAAGTACCTCGTATGAATCCAGATGGCACTCCTATTTTAATGCAAAATGGTCAACCAGTTATGGATCAACTTCGTACTGATGTTTACTCACCTCAACTTAAACAATATGCCAATTCATTAGGTATGAGTTTACTTGATGCTAATAAGCAAATGACACTTAGAAATCAAATGTCAGAAATTCAAGCAAGAAGTGATAAGCAAGGTCAAACTGTTGCTGGTACTTTTATTGGTACAAATGATCCTACTGTATTTAAAGGATTATCTGGTGCTGAAATTACTCCTAGAGATGACAAAGAAAAACGTCTCATTGCTAACTTAAATCAACCAGTAACTAAACCTGCCGCTTACCAAGTAGGTAGAAATTCTGCTGTATCTACAATGGCTGAGGAAATTGCGTCATTTTCAGAAACTATTTCTAAATCTGTAAAAAATAGTGGTTTAAGTGAAGCTGGTATGTTTGGCGGATTAAAAGATAACACATGGGTATCAGCTATTGGTAAACGAGTTGGTATTAAGATTACTGATCCTGATAAGCAATCATATAGTGCTATCATGAAACCTTTATCTCGTATGGCTTCTACGCTTGAAACAGCTGGTTATGGTCAAGGAGGTGGTGCAGCTCAAATTGAAGCTCTTAATCAATCTATTACTGCTCAACCAGGTCAAGATGAATTAACTAAACTTCAGAAGATTGGTGAAGCAGCTAACATTGTTAAAGCAGGTCTTATGGGTGCTTCTGAAAATACTTCATTTAATCCAGCTCAACGAGAAGGTATTGCTAGAGCTTACCAAGATTGGAATAAACTTATTCCATTTAATCAAAATGATGTACAAGATTTTAAAGAGTATGCTAAAGAAAATCATGAAAGAGCTAATCTTAAAAACTTTCAAGAATGGCTTGGTACTTCAGGTAGATCTTTTGCTGAAAAAACTCCTAGTACAACTACAGCAACCCCAGCTTCTGCTAAACCAGAGGCTACTTCAACTAAAGCAGGTGATTACAGTAGTTTGTGGAGATAATAATGGCTGATACCACTTTTGATACTTATGTACCAGAAAACTTATTCCAAGCAGTAGTTAGTAAAGAGTCTAAGGGTCAACAATATGATCCCTCTGGTGAAATATTAACTTCACCTAAGGGTGCTGAAGGTGCTACTCAAATTATGCCTTCTACTCAAAAGGATCCTGGATTTGGTGTTACTCCTATGAAGGATAAGTCACCTCAAGAATTTATGAGGGTTGGTAAAGAATATCTATCAGCTATGTATCATAAGTATGGTGGTGATGTTACTAAAACAGCTGCTGCTTATAATGCAGGTCCTGGTACAGTAGATAAGCTTATTGAAAAGCACGGAGATCAATGGACTGAGCATCTTCCTAATGAAACTAAAGATTATGTAAACACTATTCAATCTGAATATAAACCTACTCCTAAATGGTCTGAAGTTTCTCAAAAAGAACAGTTTAAAGCTCTTCCTCCTGAAGAACAAGAGAAAGCTCGTCAACAATATTTTAATGATGTTGTAGCTCCTCGTATTAAAGATCAAAGTCAAATTGAAAATGTTAAAAAACAGTTTGATGCTGATACTACTGGTCAACCTTCTACTCCTACTCAAGTATCCACAGCTACTACTAAGAAACCTGCTGGTGCTTTAGAAACAGCTACTAAATTTATTCAAAAGGCTACAGAGGGTTATGCTAAAGGAGCTGAAAAACTTGGTTTAGGTAAAGTAGGTGAATATCTTACTAAAGAAGGTGAACAAAGAGAATTTAGCTTTACACCAGTTGGTGTAGGTGCAGCTATTAATACAGGTATTGCTTATGCTTTAGCTCCTGAGACAGGTGGACTATCTCTATTAGGTGCTGGAGCTCTTGGAGCTTTATCTTCAGCTGCTGGTGAGTTTGTAAGATCATCTGGAGGTTCAGAAGGTGAAGCTATCACTACTGAATTACTCACTGGTGGTGGATATAGTGCTATTAAAAAATTAGCATCAACTCCTGTTGGTGCCCTTACAATGCCTGGATGGGTTAAGTTTGCTTCTAAATTCTTCCCTGAATCTTCAACTGAAATTAAAGCAACTCTTGCAGCTAAAGAAGCTATGTTTGGTGATGAAGTTCTTAAAGGTATGGGTTCTATAGCTCATTCAGAAGAAGCTCGTAGAAAGCTTACTACAGAAGCTACTACTCTTGGTATGCAACTTGATCCTGCTAAAAAAGTATCTGAAAGTGTAGTACAAAACATCTATAAAGATACTCAAGGTCTTACTATAAACTTTACTGATCTTTCTAAACAACTAACAGCTTCAGGTGCTAAACCAGAAGAGATTGCTAATATTAAAAGAGTATTAGAGAATCGTGCTAAACCTCAATTAGCTGAAAAAGCTAATGCTGATATTGTTAACTATATGAAACATGGTGGTCCTTTCAATCCTAAAGCTAATAGAGTAACTGACCAAGTTCTTAGCTCAGATACTAGACAAGCTTTTGAGAATTACATGAAAGAAAAACTCCCTAAGTTTGAATATAAGAATCCTGAAACAGGTGAAATATCTCAAATAAGTAAGTATGACTATTTTGATAAAGCTGTTAACAAAGAAAAAGTTGCAGAAGGTCTTGATAGTATTCCTACATTAGTACAACATGGTTTTGAGAATAGAGCTGTATATGGTGCTGATGCTAAGATGGGTTTAGAGAGTGCTATAAGAAACATTATTCAAAGCCCTACTGGTAAAGAAGATTTAACAAAAGCCGTTAATACTCATTTTATGAATCTTGTTGATGAAACTAAACCAAGCACTCTTAATCCAGATAAGATCATTAAAGAATGGCAAAGATTAGGTCCTATCTTAAAGAAGACAGGTGCTATGGATCAAACTCAACTTACAAGTATTTATGATACTATTAAATCTTTACCTGCATCTATTGCTAAAGAAAAGAAATCAGTTCTTATTAAAAACATTATTTCTAACGGGTTAGCTCCAGTTATTGCTGGTCAAGCTTCTAAACCATTTATATCTCAAGGACAAGAATGAAAGTATTATTAATTGACCCAGCTGGTGCCTTTGTAGACTTTGGTATTAAATGCCAAAATGCAAGGCATGAAGTAAAACAATGGATAAGAAAAGTACCAGGTCATGATGACTCTAAAATAGGTCAAGGACTTGTTCCTAGAATCTATAACTGGCGTTTGTATATGGACTGGGCAGATATCATTGTCCTATCAGATAATGCTTATGAGAACCGTGATTTAGAGAAATACTTTAAACAAGGCTATCCTATTCTAGGTGCTAATGACTTAATGTCAGATCTAGAACTTAATCGTGGATTTGGTCAAGATATATTAGAAAAAGCTGGTCTAGACATTATACCATCTATGACTTTCAAAGACTATAATGAAGCTATAGATCATGTTAAGAACAACCCTGTTCGTTATGTATCTAAACCTTCTGGTGATGCTGACAAAGCTTTAAGTTATGTTTCTAAATCTGCTGCTGATATGATATTCATGTTAGAGAGATGGAAATCTAAGGGTAAAGTTAAGATGCCATTCATCTTACAAGAGTTTGTCCCTGGTATTGAAGTTGCAGTGGGTTCATGGATTGGTAAAGGTGGATTCTCTAAACACATTACAGAGAACTTTGAGTTTAAGAAATTAATGCCTGGTAATTTCGGTGTTAACACTGGTGAAATGGGTACTGTTCTTAAATATGTTAAAGAATCTAACCTATTCAAAGAAACATTAGGTAAACTAGAAGATTATTTATGCTATAACAACTATCATGGTTATGTAGACCTTGCATTTATTATTGATGATACAGGTAGCCCTAGACCACTAGAATGGACTGTAAGACCAGGTTGGCCTTTATTTAATATTCAGTCAGCTTTACATAAGGGTGATCCAGTAGAATGGATGTTAGACCTTATTAATGGTAAAGATACATTGAAAGTAATGGATAAACATGCTGTGGGTGTTGTAGCAGCTATTCCTGACTTCCCATTTACTAAATCAACAGGACGTGATCCTTCAGGATATCCTATCTATGGTTTAGAAGAAGTTATGGATGATGTTCATTTATGTGAAGTTATGGTGGGTAAAGCACCTGTTATGAAAGAGGATAAAATAGTTGAAGAAGAACATATTGTCAGTGCTGGTGATTATATACTTGTCGCTACGGGTACTGGGTCTGATATTTGTAGTGCTGCTAGAAAAGCTTATGAAGTCATTGACCAAATAAATGTTCCGAATAGTTTAATTGTTCGTGATGACATTGGTGAAAGACTTGAAAAAGAACTTCCTAAATTACAGAAATATGGTTATTGCACAGACTTTAAATACGAATGACAACTCCTAGTATAACCCCTATACCATTACTTCCAGTATCAGATGTTCATCAATGGAGAGAATGGTTCTACCAAGTATCTCAACTTACTGGTACTCATAACTCACTTGTAGGATTACAAGGTGGTAATTCGTCTACTGGTGAATACTATCATGTGACAGCTACTGAACATAGCTATTTATCTAATTATACACTTCCTGTTCAAACTATTACTGTAGGTGCTAGTCCTTTTACTTATCAGAATACTACTAATGGTAATGCTGATGTTATTATCAATGGTGGTACTGTATCCTTAGTAAACTTTTCTAGAGATAATAGTAATTTCTATACAACAGCAACTGCAACTAACACTATACTAAGACTTAGCCCTAATGATTATGTTCAAGTAACATATAGTGCAGCTCCAACTATGGTACTCGTTCCCCGATGAAAACTTCTGAAACTGGTATTGCTTTAATTAAAGCTTTTGAAGGTTTTAGTGCTACTCCTTATAAAGATGTAGCAGGACTATTAACTATTGGGTATGGTCATCTAATATTACCAGGTGAAGTATTTGGTGCTATTAGTTCTATGGAAGCTGATCTTCTTATGAGAAAAGATGTAGCAGAAAAAGCAGAACGCTTTGTAAATGATTTAGTTGAAGTACCTTTAAAACAAAATGAGTTTGATGCTTTAGTATCATTCACATTTAATGTAGGAGGTGCTAACTTTAAGAAATCAACTCTATTGAAAGTGTTGAACGAAGGTAAAAAAGAAAACGTCCCTCAAGAACTGCTGAAGTGGGATTTTGCTGGCGGGCACCAATCCGATGCAATTCTCAAGAGACGTCAAAAAGAGGCAAGGCTCTTTAGTTTGAATTAGCCTTTAATGTAGGCTAGAACATCATCAAATGATGTAAACACACTAATGGTTTGTTCAGGACGTTCTTGACCAAATGCTGTCTTTTGAACATTAACTACAAAACCATTGTCTACCTTATTAATTACGATTGATGCAAAGTTCATACTTTCTCCTTTTCTAGTTTAACGAAATTACTAATCTTATAATGAATAGTTCAATTGTCAAATAGTTCTTGTTTTCACCATTTTCAAAAACCTCTGACGAATTGACTAATTCAAATCCTAGACCTACTCCACAAATAGGGTGACAAGTGATGTGCATTATATCTCACATACTCCTGCTACACAGGCTAGGGTCTGTGCTCCCTCTGTATTATCATCCTTCTCTACCAGTTCTTCCCAATTGATATCACCTGGCATTTTAGATGCTAATTCTTTATATTGCTCTTCTGTTATATCCTCATAAGGAGCTTGTTGATATGTATGGTTTGAATGAGGAAGGAATGAGATTCCTGATACTTCATCAAAATGTCTCCATACCCATGCACCTACATCAGGCCATTCACAATCCTTAACAGTGATAGTTACTGAAGGTTTATGTTCACACCAATATCTTTGATATTCTAACCACAACTTTAATTGCTCTAAGGCAGTCATATCATTTCTAGTGATAGCTCCCTTAGGTGCTTTCATCGGAAACGAGAAAACAGCTGTCGAATCTGGCCTAAATACTTCATCTTCCACTGGAAAGCCTTTTTCCTTGAGGAACGAGTATACAGGATCCTTTTTATCAATTCGTACCCTTCTAATATAATGAGCATTGTGTCTAGCATGAATGCCACTAGCACTGTCCACCAACTGGCTGACTGTACCTGAAGGCTTAACACAAGTGATAGAAGCAGAAGGAGCAACACCAAGTTTTTTAGAAAGTTCTTCGTTTGTTTTTCTCGCTGCATCTCTTAACCTTTCTAACATTCTAGGATCAGGTTTACTTGTTAACTTACAATCCATGATACCTGTTAATGAAACTCCTAATAATCTTTCTTCTTCAGTATTCTTTTTCCATTCCTCACTTAGAAATTGGAAGCTGGTGAGAGTGGACTGAATTGTACCGAGTATTGTAGCGAGGGACACTTTATGAGCCAAGGTAGATTCGGTATCGTCCCCCCGTACAACCACTTCCGTAAGATTGCAGAATTGTTTATCACGGAGGATAATTTCTGAGCATGGATTGGTGCCATAGCTGAGAAGCGGATCTCGTCTCCCCCATTTTCCTGCTTGAGCCTGAGAAGCAACACGATTAAAGATTCCTCGTTCACCTGATTTTGACTTAACCAAAGCGAGCCATTCTTCCATGAAAGTTTCAGAATCGGGTCTTTCGGTGTAGGCCACACTGTTGTTGGCAAGTCCTCGGTAAGGGTAATCGTTATACCAGGCTCCTGATTTTGCATCTCGCATCCTTTTATCTGTTAAGTTACTCAAAGAGATTAGAGCAGATCGTCTTACACCACCTACTACAACAATCTCACCAATCATACACATAATATCGTGTACTTCTAAACTGTTTAGTTTTCTTCCTGCTGATCCTTTAGCCGTGTGTATTGTGAACTCAAACAACTTACGCAATGGGTCTGGTCCAGAAGCTCTGCCACCAAAGGTTTTAAGTCTCGCACCAGATGGTCGAACCCGTGAGTAGTCAATCTTAGGAACATCTCCCTCCCACAAAGAGGACAATAGTTTTTTGAATGCTTTTGCCCATCCGAGTTTAGAGTCTCCAACCACGATGACATCATCTACCTCCTTAAATGTAGCAGGTAATGGAGGAAGCTTATCAATCTCTTGTCTCTCACAAGAGAATCCTACACCAGTACCATTCATTAAAATATAAAGAGCTTCTGAGAATGCTCTCTTGTTATTGATAGCTAGATAAGAACAGTTGTATGCTGATATGTTATCTCTATCACATGCTTCACCTGCGGTCATTAATAGACGCATTGAAGGCATCACTTCTAGATTCGTAATAGCATCTTGAAGTTGTTTATATGTAGCATCATCTACTTTACCATCTGTTTTAGTCTTTAAATAAGAGATTAAACGTGCAACTGTTTCTTCCCAAGACTCTCGTCTACCTTGTTCTTCAATA